ACAAGCTAGGTTATCAGAAGGAAGGGACTTCGTATGTTAATGAACACCCATGTGGAGGAAATGATGATCAGGATTCTGAACTTAGGGCCAACATCGTAGGACGCATAATGCTCAAGGAATGTGGCGTTGGAGTTGTAGGACAATCGACAGACGACAAAGGACGTAAACAAATTGTCGGAGTAATGTCCCAGCCCACTTCAGTCGAGCCAAATGTTTACGCTCAAGAGCTTTTGAATGCCATTAAAGCGATTGAAGAGCGAATTAACAAGAAACAACGTCCATACGCAGGAAGTGCAGCCGATGAATTGAAGATTAAACGCATGGTGTACCAGTCAATTCATGGCAAACGCAGTTCACCCTTTTCCGCGAAAAAGGTTTTGGATCAGATCCACACGATGGTTCATGAGGAGATTAAGTCTAAGAAGTGGACCGATGATCGTGTAGCAGATGCTATTGAGAACTTGTGTCGTGAGATTGACCCTCAGTTCAAATTGAAGGCAGCAGTGAAACTTGAGCCAATGCCCGAAGATAAGGCCCCTCGTTTATTGATAGCAGATGAGGACCGGGGTCAAGTGATGGCACTCATGACAATTTACTGCATTGAAGCCCTTATAAAGAAGCACTTTCCAGAGAAAGGGATTAAGGGTCTATCGAAGAAGGACGCGATCAAACGAGTGATGAAAGCATGCAGAGTACCACGGAAGGTTGCTAAGAAGTTAGTAACGATCTTTGAAGGGGATGGGAGCGCTTGGGATACAACTTGTAGTACTGCTATCCGTGAGCTTGTGGAGAACCCGGTTATCAACCATGTCGCCAACCTAGTTAACGGCTTCATGTTTGCTACACCTTCAACATGGGCTGAAGCTCATGCCTCCATTTGTGCACAAGAGAAGCTGGACATCTCCTATACGAAGAACAAAGAATACCAGAAGGAGACCATCAATGCAATTAGGAGGAGCGGCCATCGCGGCACTTCGTGTTTGAATTGGTGGATGAACTTTGTGTGCTGGCATTGTGCTATTTTCGAAGATCCTGAGTTATTCCTTGATCCATCCCATCGATACGCAAAGGATGTGACAGGAG